CTCTGGAAAAGGTTTCCCAGATTAACGGTGTAACCTTTAACTACATCGGCTCGAAAGAATCCATGACTGGTGTGATTGCTCAGGAAGTACAAGAAGTACTGCCAGAGGTTATCTACGAGACCGTAGACAATACCCGAGAAGATGGTAGAGCATTGGCAGTTAGATATGGGAACATGGTAGGTCTTTTGATTGAAGCCATCAAAGAATTGAAGGCTGAGGTTGAAGAGCTTAAGAATAATGTATAAATATTTACAATCAATAGATTTGAGTAGGTAATATGACAAAACAGATATTAGATCTAGGTACGAACGCAAACGACGGAACTGGCGATACGCTTAGATCTGGTGGTACCAAGATTAATGCCAACTTTACTGAGCTATATACTATTCTGGGCGGTGACAGCCGAAACGATTCTGTTGGTATGCTTTTTGATAGTAATGGCGTAATCTACAGTGATGGTACCTATCAAACAAAACTAGAATTCCATGAGCATGACGATTCTAATGTAACCGTCCATATGCCCCACCACCCAGGTGACCTGATTGTAATTGAATCTGGTGCCGGTGGGCATCACGGTGGAGCAGACAGATACATCGACCTGAAAGATTCTGATAGCGGTAGCGCGGCAAGGGTACTGTTCGGTAACGCCTATGATTCTGCTGGCGAGCTTCCTAGCTCTACCGTCTATCACGGTATGTTTGCTTTCCTTCACCATGAAGGGGTAGCAGTAGTTGCACACGACTCTGATGGTTGGGTTAATCTTATTGACAGCGATACTCTTACCAGTGGTCACGGTGCATACAGTGTTAATATGAAAACTGGTGCTGATCAGACCAACTTTACTAACCTTAGACTTACCACCCCTTATATTACTTCAGCTATTTTAGATTCTAACGCTAATGAGATTCTTAGCTTAACTAGTACTGGTATTCCAGCAAACCATTTGGAAATTTCTTCAAACGGGGGAAATCATCCAAAGCTATCAGCTGCGGGGGATAGTGCTAACGTAAGTATTGAAATCTCTGCTAAAGGATCCGGTGCAATTTGTCTAAATAAAACTGCATACCATCCTCAGACCATGGGCTCTAATGGGACTATTTCTGACTCTGCCTCTTTGATTATTTTCAATAGCGCCGTTGCTCTGGCCGTAGATCTCGATAGCGGAACAGATTCCGGAGAATATAAGATCTTAATCAACAAAGGTGCGGGAGCAACCACTGTAACTCCTTCTTCCTTCCATCAAGGAACTACATTTACTTTACAAAGTGGGGGAACAACTCAGGTCATCTGGGATGGAGCTGATTGGTTCTTACTTGGTTCTAAAGATTCAGCTGACGCTGACATTTCAGTTACTTAAAAAGAGATAAAAAAATGCCTGCAATTATTACCGACGATACTAAAAAGTTATTGATCCAAAAGATCATCGAAGATACGTCAGATTCTGATACTAGATATTTCGTTGGTATCGGTCGGGCTGACACGTGGCAAGATTCCACTGATATTGCTCCTATTGCCGGACAAGTAATTAATTCTCCAAGAGAACAAATTAATTTTAGATCTAATCTTCAGTCTGTAATTTTGACAGATACTGTAAGCTTTGTTGCAAAGAGATATAACTGGTCTTCTGGTACGATCTATAAAGCATATCAAGGTGACGTTTCTGCTTTCGGTAATGGTACGTCTAATGATATTGGAAACGGACAGTACTATGTAATCACAGAAAACAACAGAATCTATATCTGTCTTGAGCAGGGTAAAACTGATACTGGATCTGTAAACCCTTCCTTGAATAACCCAGGAGACGAAATTCTTCCCTCTGAAGGAACTAAAAAGCTTGGAGATGGGTACATCTGGAAATTCTTAACTGTACTTGATCCAATTAAACTAAATAACTTTTCTACATCTAACTATATTCCAGTAGATAAAATTGATTCCGCAACTGGTGGTAGCTTTAATACCATTGCAGAACAACAACAATTGACAGTACAATCAGATGCTACTCCAGGAGAAATTGTTGGCTATAAAATTGTAACTGCAGGGGCAGGATACGATTCCGCAGATAGTGCTACAGTAAAAGGAAACGGATCAGGAGCAGGGTTTACATTTAAAGTCAGTCCTCAAGGTAGCATTGTTAAAGTGTCTGTAGACTCTGATGGATCCGGGGGATTCAGATTCGGTTCAGGATATGATTTTGCTAATATAGAAATTACTTCTACTACAGCAACAGTACCAGCTGTTATTAGACCAGTTATTTCTAAAAATGGGGTAGGAGCTGATATCAGAGATGATTTAAGAGCTACTGCTTTAATGGTAAATGCTAAGCTGGTGGGAGAAGCCGGATCTGGAGACTTTTTGGTTGAACAAGAATTTAGACAAGTAGGTCTTCTCAGAAACCTCAAGAAGCCTAACGATTCAGATTTTACTTCCAGTACTGGATCTGCTCTCAGGAAGCTTACCGTAGAGGGAGTAGCACTTCAAAAAGATATGACTGTTCAAGGTGGAGCAACCCTAGCTAAAGCTTTTGTAGATGATACAGAACCTACTGGGGTCGGATTAACTGACACTATTCTATATTATCATCAAAATGAAAAAACTGGGTTCTCTCAATTTGCTGCCACAGATACTGGAACTAATTCTATTAAAAATGTTTTAGATTCTAACGACTTTGGCAATTTCCTTTCTGATTCTGACCCCGAAGTTAATCCATTCTCAGGTGAATTACTTTACATAGATAATCGTGCAGCAATCACCCGTGACTCTGCAAGTACCGAAGACGTTAAGATCATTATCCAACTTTAAGAGAGTAAAAAATGCCCACATCTTTTAGCGATACCACATTCTCTAGTACCTATAAGGACGATTTTAAGGATAGTGATAATTATCATCGGATCCTATTTAATTCTGGTCGGGCTCTTCAGGCAAGAGAGCTTACCCAGCTTCAAACCATTACCCAGCGGGAAATGGAAAGATTCGGTCGTAATATTTTTAAAGAAGGATCTGTAGTTAATCCTGGTGGGTTTACCTTAGATACGTCTTATGAATTCATTAAGCTTCAAGGAAATCCTACTAACGTTAGTGCAGGGTCTATTCTTGAAGTTGATGGTGGAGGAATCACGGTCAGGGTTTTAGAATTCTTCCCTGAAGTCGATCCAGTTACAGAGCCGGCAACTGCTTATATTGAATACCTTGATGTAAGTACAACACCTGGGGGATCTAATACTACTAGACTGGGTGGCAATACTCTACTCAACGTTACTAATGGTACAGGTCAGGTAACTACTGTCCAACAGCAATCAGGAATTACAGTATCCGGTCAAGGATCTAGAGTTAGCGTAAACAATGGATCTTTCTTTATCCGAGGGCATTTCGTTCAGGCTAATGCTCAGTCTATTATCCTTAGCAAGTACTCTAGTACTCCTACAGCAAACGTAGGATTTATCGTCACAGAAGATATTATTACTTCTGATGATACTGATGCTTTATTTGATAACCAGAACGTGGAGCCTAACCGTACAGCTCCGGGAGCAGATCGCTATAGAATTAGACTTATTCTATCTACAGAAGATGCAGTTGATAGCGATGACAACTTTATTCTGATTAATAGAGTCGTAGACGGAGTAATTCAAGAAGAAATTGACAAGAATACGTATAATATTCTTGGCGACGAAATGGCCAAAAGGACTTTTGAAGAGTCTGGAAACTATACTGTTGAGCCATTCACTACTAAATTTTCTCAGAATGCCTCTGATACTAGTAAGTTAACTCTTAAAGTTTCCCCAGGCATTTCATATGTAAACGGCTATAGAAACGCTGAAGAAACAGAAACCGATATTTCTGTTGATAAGCCGAGAGCTAACGCTACGGAGCTAGTCGGAAGTGAAGCTATTAGTGCTAGATACGGGAACTACCTTCAGATTGATTCCATTGAAGGATTACCTGACGTTAGTACTCTAGAGAAGTGGACCCTGTATGATGCAGTAGGAGGATTCGGAGGTAATCCTATTGGTACTGCAAGAATTAGAAACGTTTCGACTTCTGGAGGTTACTATAGATTCCACATCTTTGATGTTAATATGGACCTGGGTTCCTTCCGAGATGTTAGAAGTATTGGTGATTCTGCAGATGCTACACGATACGGTAACTTGGTCTTGGAAGACGGGGTTGCTGTCGTTAAAGAAGTTAATCATAATAATGCATTCTTCGAACTTCCTAGAATTAGACCTCAAAATATTGATGTAACAGGACTGACTGAACAAAGATTCACTCAACAGCCTGCTAACGGATCAGGCGTCTTATTGCTTCCAGGTCTTACTGGTGAGGGATATGCCGATGCTTCCCTGTGGATTCTGACAGACAGCAATGGAGCAGTAGTTACTAATCCAGATATTAGGGACAGTGACGTCAATGCTAAAATCGAGGGTCTTAACGCCAACGAAACTTATAGCTTGATCTACTACATCAATCGTAAAAACTTAGCTCAAGAAAGAGGTAAGGATTTAATTCAGGACTATACCCAAACCGGGTCTTTGACTAACAGAGAATTAGTGTTAGATAAATCTGACATCTATCGACTAAAAGAAGTTTTGGATGCAGATAGTAATAATGTTACAAATCGATTCACTCTGGATAATGGTCAAAGAGATAATTTCTACGATAAGGGAAGAGTTAAGCTTCAAACTGGTAGTGTTACAGAACCTATTACTGTCAAGTATGATTATTTCCAGCATGATGTATCGGGAGATTTCTTTTCTGTAAATTCTTACATCGGTGAAGTAGCATATGAAGACATTCCAAAGTTTAGACAGAATAACGGGATTGAAGTTGAACTGAGAAACGTACTCGATTTTAGAAGTGTTAAGGATTCCAATGGGGACTTTGACCCCCAGTTGATTAACCAGCTTCCCAGAAATACTGATATCATTCAAGCAGATGTAACATACTACCAGTCTAGAAAAGATATTCTAATTGCAACAGAAGATGGATTGGAATATATTAAAGGTTCGCCGAATGTTAACCCTGTTAAGCCACCGGTTCCTGATAATGGCATGGAGTTATTCAGCTTTACTCTGAATCCATATACTGACGATGAAAACGACTTAGAAAAGAAATACGTTGACAATCGCCGTTATACTATGAGAGACATTGGTGGTATTGTAGAAAGAATTGATAATTTAGAAGAAACTGTATCTCTGAACCTTCTCGAGCTTGAGACTTCTACGGTTGAGGTATTCGATTCCAATGGTAACAATAGATTTAAGAATGGTTTCTTTGCAGACAATTTTAAAGATTTAGTATTCTCCGACATCCTAAATCCTTCTTATTCTGCTAGTCTTGATCGCGGTCGGAATATCATTCGTCCAGCAGTAAACACCCAGTCAGTTCTTTTCAAATTTGATAGTGCAACTTCCAGCGGTATTACAGCTATTGGCGATATTGCACTTCTCAATTATACTGAACAAGAATTAATTTATCAGGACATTGCAACAGAGACTGAAAACGTTAACCCGTTCGATGTAATCATTTACGCTGGGGACCTAGAGCTTGCTCCGGAGATTGATCTTTGGAGAGAAGATATTGTTGTAGGAACCGAAGAGCTCGGTAATGCAATTCAAACTCGTACTGGATTGAGACTACCAGGAAGAGTAAGAAGAAGCAGAAATGACCTTATTTCAACTCCTATCCTCAGATCAATTGCTCAGTCAATAGTTTTCCCAGATCTTCCTGGAAGTGAGGACTTAGGTTTACCTGAGATTGGAAGTATTATTGGAGAAAGCAGGGTTCTTTCCCGTAGAACTAGCACAGTTCGGACCAATACATCAATTGATACTATAACTACCGTTCGGACTTTAGTTGGACAAAGAGTAGTTGGCATTGACCTCATTCCATTCGTAAGATCCAGAAGGGTATTCTTCAGAGCTAACCAACTCGCTCCTAATAGACAGCATTTCCTATTCTTCGATGGATACAGTATGGCTGACTATGTAAAGAGTGAAAACTTCCGGACTTTCCAAGAGATTAATCCTCCAGATGATTTCCTTGGTGGAGAGTACACCGGTGCTACTAGCCACCCGAATACACCTACTGCTGCAACTTCGTTTGTGACAGATGCCTTCGGTCATATTGAAGGATCGTTCTTCATTCCTAACAATAATGAAATTAAGTTTGATGGTGGGAATAAGACTGTTAAAATCCTAGACATTAGTGTTGATGATGAAGACGCAGCCTTATCTGGAGCAGCAGCGGTTTACACTGCTGGCGGAGCACAAGTTTCTCTTGTTGATGTAATTTCAACTACTAGAACCAGAAGATCTAGACCTGTTCCTCGCCCTAGACCTACTCCTAGACCTCCAACTGGAAGACGGAGAAGGAGAGGTAAGCGGAGAGAGCCTATCGCTCAGTCTTTCCAGCTGCAGAATACTAATGGAGGATTTATTACAAGTATTGATATCTTCCTGGCTTCCAAATCGACTACTGTTCCTATTCGTCTTGAGGTTCGTCCTGTAAGAAATGGCGTACCTTCTCAGGATGAGATTATTCCAGGATCGGTAGTAGTTAAGAATCCTAGTGAGATTTCTAATGTATTCTCTGAAGCCGATGTTGTGAATAATCCTGGAAGTGCTGCCATTCAAGGTATTAGAGGTGCAAATACTAGATTCACGTTTGATAGACCAATTTATCTCGAAGGCTTTACGGAATATGCATTTGTTCTGATTGCTAATACCCAAGACTATACTGTTTGGGTAGCAGAGATTGAAGAGTTTATTGTAGGTACTACTTCTCAGCGTGTTACAAAGCAGCCATCTGTTGGTTCATTCTTTATGTCACAGAACGCTATTACCTGGACTCCAGATCAGCGTAGAGATATGATGTTTAGGATTAATAGAGCTAATTTCACCTCTTCAGGATCTTTCAATCTAGTTAATGACGGAGCTTCTACTCCCCCAGTTAACTTGTCTACTGATCCATTATTAACTGATAGTGGTGATAGCGCAGTTACTATTCTGCACAGTGGCCACGGATTCGTGTCTGGGGATAACATTAATATTTCTGGATTCGATTCCAATTCTACGTATGCTGGTATCTCTGGATCTATCTTGAATGGAATCCAGCAAATCTCAAAAGTTGATGGATATGGATACCAATTCCGGGTTAGTACTCCTGCGAACTCTACTATCCAAACTGGCGGATCAGGTATCGTTTCTGAGCAAAACGTTCTGATGGACGAAATGGTACCAACCCTGGACGTATTTGCAGTGGAAGGAACTTCAAGTACCTTTAGCGGATCTTTTT